GTTATAATTTTTCATTGCATTATATTTTCGAAACATCAAACTTGTTCTACAGTAGTTTACAGTCTATAAAAGACAAGTTAAAACCAGGCGGTAAACTTATAGGTATTATACCCGATTCAGAACGTATCATCGTATACACACCATGGAATGATACTCAATCTAATAGTTTTATCATCCGTAAATCAGATCTATCAGGGTATGGTAATTTTGGTGAAAAAATATACGTTTTTCTGGATGATACCCCATTTTATCAAGACGGACCTAAACCCGAACCTATAGCATACAAGGATACACTCATAAAAACCCTAAGTGATTTAGGTTTTAGTTTACATCGTTGGGAACCTATTTCACAATTCTATAGTCAATTTATTTTTATCATGCACTAATAGTAAGATGTTACTATTTTTGATACTTTTCATATTGGTTGTATTTATAATCAAAAACACAACCGAACCACCCGAACTTACCGAAGTGAAAAGAAGGTACAATATACTTATCGAAAATTGTCCAGATGAATTTAAAGTACTTCGTAAACGTATCATTATAACAGCTTTCAGAAAAAGGTTCGGTGAAATAGGCTACAACGTAAATAAAGGATGTGAAATAGGGTTATGTATAGATGGAGAACCTAATCAAATTTTTCATGTACTGTTACATGAACTAACCCATTCTACAGTGAAAGCTTACTCACACGATGGAGAATTCTGGGAAAAGTTTCAAAAACTCAAAAAGGTTTGTATAGATTTAGGAATATATGAACCTATACCTAAAACCACGCCTTTTTGTGGTAAATCAGTTCATGATTAATTTCTGTATTAATATATATAATACATGAGTACCCGTCCAGTTTTTTCCGATGTTATACGTAGTTTGTTCACATGGGCCATTGTTATGTTATTGCCACTGTTGTCATTGTTTTTATCAAACCCGGCATGGGCTAAAGTATTAACGTTTATATTTCTGTACCCAATTGTACTTTTATATGCTTCAGAACAGGCACATTTTCATGTTAGTATGCCTCTTATATTTACAGCCTCTCTGATAACGATGAGTGTTGCTGCTCTTTTGCTTAGAAATCCTACTATTAAAGAGAGGGTCCAAGATCCATCTAATAGTAAAACGACTGGACCTGCGTACTACGCTGGTATAACCGCACTATTTCTTACTCTTATTTTCGTTGCTGGTGTTGTACCTTCGTCACCTTTTAGTTTTTATCCGTCTGCCCCGGTACAAGAAACCGTTTCACAATATAATATGTAATGGCAGCGATTAAACCGGTGAATAGTATACCCATCGTAGTTCGTTGTCCAACTTCATCGAATGCACTTGGCACGAAATTAGCGAGCTTATCCTGTGCAGTTGTGGAAAATGCGACAATGGCAGCAACTCCTGCAATAAGTGAATCCATTTGTTCAGCTGTTAAATTGAACGGGTACTGAGTTTCCTGTTTCGGTTGTTTTTTATACACCTGTTCCGGTTTAGCTACTTGCTGTTGCTGTTGCTGCTGAGGTGGTGGCATCATACGTGGGTTTTGTAATGTCGTGTTGTCCATTACTTCATTTTCGCTCATGAGTTCTGATAAAGGTGTAGAGTCCATTTCTATGTTATCTATATTTTTTTCTGAATCATTTTGATCCATTTCGGGTATAAATGCATTTTCAATAGGAGTCATCATATTCGATTCTGAATCATATACGTCAAATGTATCCATTTGTATATGATACATTTAGAATTATACTTTTAGAATCCTCCGCGTAACCTTAAAACCAAATGTAAAGTGGATTCTTTTTGTACATTATAATCGGCTAAAGTTCGTTCATCTTCAAGTTGTTTACCTGCAAATATAAGACGTTGTTGGTCCGGTGGTATACCTTCCTTGTCCTGAATTTTTGATTTTATGGTAGATATGGCATCAGTTGATTCAACTTCGAGTGTTATCGTTTTGCCAGTTAACGTTTTTACGAATATCTGCATTTAGTTATACTATATTTAATTTTTTTTAGTTACTCGCACAGTAGTTTTTTGATGTTGTGGTGTTTTAGATGTTGGATCGTGTGCTGAATTGTAATTGTTTTTATGAAAATTCCATATTTGTGGACTACCAATTTTGAAATTTTCACGTGGTTTCGCCTTGTACCAAAATACACAATCTTGTATTTTATTACTTTTGGACGTATTATCAAGTACGAGACATTCATAATTTTCGGTACATGATGTCATGACTTGGTTGAACATCTCAAAAGTTGGGAATATACCGAAAAAAGATTTGTACAACTTTTCTCTGTTTTGTATAACATTTTCTCGTAAAATAAACACGTAGTCTACATTCGCTCGAAGATCGGGTGATAAGTCCATACAGTATTGCATGGTCAACATGAAAAATAGTTTCCAGTGTCTACCGTTCATGAAACATTGGCGTATACATACGTCTTTCATGAATCTCCTGTCATACATACAATCGTCCAAAAGTATAAAGGCGCTTGAATTTGTTTTACTGGTGCTACTTACAATTTTCTTCTGTCGATCAAGAACTCGTTCAATGGCGTCTCGGTCATAATCACCGTATATAAACAAATCCGGTACAAATTTTTTATAATGATGATTTCCTTCTTCGGTAGCCGACATAACTATCCCTACTGGTATATGCCTTTTGGCGTATAAAATATCAGTTACTAAGGTTGATTTACCCGTTCCACGCTTACCAATAAATACACACACTTTGTCGTCGGGCATGTTTTCTGGCTTAAACTTTTTGAGCTGTATATTCATACTATAGTTATAATCGGAAATAAATGGAAGAAGAATACATCCAATCGGCTATAAACATTTTAACCCCTGTTCTAGAATCAGGGATGGTACTAGCAGGTCAATATGCTAAAAGTACCGGTAGGGATTATATAACCAGTTCAGATGTACAGTACTGTTTAAGGTATGCAGCCCGTAACGTGACTGGTAAAGTTACGGGTTCTATACTCGAAGACGAAGACGAAGACGAAGACGAAGACGAAGACGAAGACGAAGACGAAGACGAAGTAGATGAAGAGACCGAAAAGTTTATACGATACGAAGGTCCTGATTCACTCATGAACGATATAAATTATGCAAACGATACATGGGACGAATGGATACCAGAATCGCCGATTGAAAAGATATTAAAAACATCTATAGACCATAATAAGTATGAAGTATAAGTCACTCCCACCTGAACCAACTGGATGGGAACCTGAGAATTCATGTGCAATTGGTTCAGATTATGACAGTGATAATTCAGACTATGATAAGACATCTGATACCGAAGAGCCTGATTTCGATGCAAGTGATTTAGACAGTGAGAAATCTTTTACCACAATTCCCAGAAAATCAATAAAAAAGATGTACAAGACTAAAAAGGCTCTCGTAGTAGGTATGATTTTACAAGAAGATTTATGTTATTTCCCAGAGTAACTTACGATTTCATAATTACCATGGATATTCCAACCATAACTAAACACGTGATTACAAAATAAATGAAATACTTTGAATATAAAAAACTCTTATTCGGTGGCTCTAAAAAATCGAGGTTTATAGGTTCAGGAAGCTCAGGGTACAAGTCTTCTTTATCTCGTAATTTGAATTTATCAGTCACACAGGTTATTTTGAATTTCATGAAATAATTTTGGTAGCGAAAATCGTAAGGTATCAATTTATTGAAGTTGTTATAATATAAACGAAATCGCAATTTAGAAGCCGTACTGATAGGTCCACGATGGAAATAAAACTCAACCGCATCGTTTGCTCCCTTAAGTTCTATGAACGATTTTGTATCGGAGAATGCAATTATTCGACCCATATAAAATGGTTCTAAAACTGGAGGGTACTCCAAATCATATACATTTGAATTAAAACTGAACGTGGATCCGTCCACATATAGTGTTTTTTCTAAATCGTCATCATTACATGACATTCTGACAATCAAATTAGAAGGACCGGTTAAATCAATCGCTCCTGATGTTAGAGAAGTAGTGAAAGGTGTATCAATACACTGAAACCCAAGTACATTTGCCGGTGTACTATACGCAGTTCGAGAAGTGTACCCATTTGAACCACTATAGAATTGCATTGAAAATCCCGAAGTTGCCGCTACATTTGAAAATGTAAGACTGTATGTATTGCTACAATATGTTACGGAATCTACGTTGGATGAAGGAGGTTGAAGTGAAGTTTGTAACATAGTTGCTAAGGATGTACCGTTATAATTACCTTCTTGTAAGATGATAGTCTTATTATCAACATCAAACTGTTTATTAGCCGTATTAATCATAAGTTGGAAAGTTGGTATCCGAGCTGATATGAGTTTGAGATTGGTAATGTTATATATAGGTGTATTGAGGTGAACCGTAAAATCATTCGGATTTGGAAATTTTATACAGTCACGTTCACTACTATCAACCTCTAGTATGTGTTCCATTAATTAGTACCAACTTAATTTGTCAAAGGATTATTCGCAAGAACTCGTTGAGCTACGCTTAATGATTGAGAAGTAGCTCTAGGATTCTCAAATCCTTTCAAGGTGTTTATACCATCTTGTAAAAGTGGTTTTACATAATTCTGATACGCTCCACCGTTTGCTGGATTTACGCGCCCTTGTGTATCTGTATTGTCTATGCGCACGGCGGTAAGGTTACCAGGCGTTCCCATGCTGACATTCATTCGACCAGCGTTTGCGGCTCTGTCTTGATTGCCTCGGTTTACCGCCAAACGCAAATCAGTAGATGAATTTGTGTATCCGCCTCGGAAATCCGCTATACCAGGTGAAGGGCCTGATGTACGACCGTTGTACGTATTAATGTCACCCTTGTTCCTCGAAGGATCGGATGCAGATTGGAGAGCACTCACAATTCTCTTAGCTGGACCATACTGTAATCCATCTGTACGAGTCGTATTCTCTGAACGGATAGTAGGTCTCATCGTTTTTTCATAACTTCCATGTTTTTCGGGTGCTGTTACTTCATGAGCTCTTCCCGGTACAGGTGGTCTACGGGACGGTAAAAATGCGGTTTTAGGAGCAATCTTGTGCTGTAAAGTTGAAATTTGTGCTTGTTTTCCACCTGATACATCAACAGCCGGACCTGAACGACCAGGTAAAGTAGTAAGTTTATAAGCACCTACATTAGGTGGTCTTACCCTGAACATTTGCTGGTACCCTCCATATGCCGGTACACTCGAATCTACGTTTAAACCTGGACCTACCATCATTTTTTCAATAGGTGAAACGTTTTGCATGTTACCTGACCTGTAGGGGTTTGACACTTCTGATAAATAAGATGGTAAACCACCTGGGTACCTGTTCGGTGTTATATCGGCAAATGTATTATTCATTTCAGTCTTGAGTGGTTTATCAACACCTGTATATGTATTGCGTATTCTTGAAAATGACTGTTCATTGTTATCTTCAATGATAGGGTTAAGTGTTGTTGTTGTATATTCTTCCTTGGGTTGTGACATACGTTTACCCATGTAAGCGAGTGCTAATATACCGGCAATTGAAATCAATTCTGCCATATTTAATTGAAATAGAGAGAGATTTTATTTATTAACATATCTCTGTTCGTACATGATATTTTGATTGTAAGCCCTGGTACTACCAGGCACGATTGTTTTGGTAGGTAATTCAACACTGCATGGCATAGTGTTCCATGGGAACGAATGTTCTTGTAGAGTATCAGTAAGAATTTTCTTGAATTGGGTAGTCGATTGAGGTCTCAACATGTCATCTAGTTCAATAAGATGATTCGGAGCTCCTTTACCAGCTTTGTAAGGAGCTGTACCATACAGTTCCGTATTAGGTCGGCAACACAAATTTAAATTACTTGGTTGAGGAGGTATCACAAAAGAATCAGTTGCTGAACTCGAGGGCGTAGTTTGTTCATCTATGTTTATCAAACCGGGTTGGAGTTGATAGTTCATTATTATACTTATTTAATATATTATATTAATTATTTACTTAAAAGGTTCTACTGTTACCGGAATAATCCAAACCAGCAAATGCTTCTAGCTGTACCCCACGGGCATTTGGGTCACACATCGATCCATCCGTGCGACACAATGGTCTATTTTTTTTACCATAACACCACTCAGCAAATCCAGTCTGGTCACCTGGTATAGTAGTGACTGGTGAAGATATAAACTGTCGAGCGGCTGCTCGGCGCTGGTACTCCGGTAAAGCACTGCGCGATCGGGTGTTATTTACTATTATAGTATCATCTAAAAATCGCCTGACATCTGTATCAACATCGTCGTACGAACACGCCCCTAATCTATTGGGTCGGTCAACGTAATCATTCATAAGTACGTTAGCCAACGGATTATCATTGGTTGGTCGTTGACATGTTTCTTTTTCTTCTTGAAAAAAAAGACTTTGTGTGGTTATTTTACCTTTGTACATAATAAACAATACACATAAAGTAACTATAACTATAATAGGAATTCTATCGTCTTTTTTGATGGCGTACAGTACAATACCACTGTATATAACAAACCGAGAAGTTGCATTAAATCTCTCGGCTACACTTTGATTTACAGATGGCCAGAATGATACCAACTTGTCAGGTCTTACGAGATTTCTTGGGTCGTCGAACCAAATACGTTCTGTCATATATATACTACAACTCTAGTTTTTTTTCACCCATCATACTACCCAAAGATGATATAAGTCCTGACATTCCAGACATGAGCGTTTTTTCGTCAAAAGTACCGTCTCCGTTTTGCATGCTCTGTGCGCATTTATTGGCCACGTTTTCAATAGCCGAAAGTGCATCCTGAGGAATGGAAGTGATAGTCGTACCGAGTAAATAGAGTGTTTGAATGTACTGCCAAATCGCATTTTTCGTATTCTCAGACAAGTCCGGTGTCCAGAATTTTAAAAGGTCAATTCCCATGACTTGTTCCATATCTATGAAAAAATCAGGATTTTTCTGCATAATTTTATCGGCTGAGTTAACTGTTCCTTTCATGTACACGTCTATACATTTACGAGGGTTCGTCTTACGTAAAAGGTCAAACGAAGTCCCGTATTTCTTAACACTTGTTTCTTCTGGAAACGTACGAGATAATTCGGATAGGAATTGTTCCATCATATCACACCAAGCAGTAATTGAAGACATATACACAATTAATATATCTTATCTTTAAGTTAAAATGGTTCAGTTGATATAGTTTCTTTCGATGCAGAACCGGCATGTACGATAAAGTATACAAGTATAGCATTCAGTACAGCTGGTTTTATATAAACACTGTTTTCTTGTGGTGGTACTCCGTTTATTGAGTCTTTTCCGTACATGTAGGCATAGGTGATAACAGCTGATGCGATAGCGGCGTATACTGGATTACGTAGATTTTCCATGGTATTTTATTATCTATAACGGAGTTTTCTTTTTTTCATCTGGCGCATCACCGAATAAGACATCATCTTCTTGTGTTGTTACAATCTTCTTTTCTTCGTCTTCTGTTTCTTCATGGTCTGACTCTGGTTCTGGTTCTTGTATTGCAGGCTCTTCTATATCAGGCAATGGACCACCGGCCATAATACCACCGTCGTCTTCTATATCACTCGGTGATACGTACGTTTTTAAAATTTCTTGGATAGGTACCAGTTCTTTTATAGTTGAATCTATACACTCCTTGAACCTTTTACATAACAGTTCGTCACGTTCGTACTCATTGTACTCCTCATGGTAAATGTACGGATCCTTATACAAGTCTCCCGCTGCTTTTATATAACACGTATGCAAAAAATCACTTGCAGTTGGTAAACGTATTGATATTTTTTTACTTTCAGACTTCAATCGCACCGATGAAAGTATTTTCACGTGACTCACAAAAACGGCCGTAAGTAAATCATTAAACCATGTACAACGTTTCATTATATCATCAGCATGTTGTGTTATGATGGTACTATTCCAAAGTTTTACTTCCTGTAACAATTTCTGAAAGTACATGAGCGTTTTTTTACCTTTCGATAGAGTACACGAATTTTTATAAATTTCTTGAAAAACTTCAATCATAAGAGGACACATGACATTGTTGAGCTGTTCAGTGTACTCTTTTTTCGCTTCTACGAGCACATGTAAATTATCCATTTATTATATGTTTGGTACTTTTTATGGTTTGTATTTACGCGCTAATTTTTTCAAGTTTATAAGATTTGGTAAGGTTTCTTCCGGTGTATTATCAACAACAGGTTCAGATTTTTTAGAAACAGGAGTCCATGATACATACAGCTCGTCTGATGATAATTGTACCACGTGAAATCCTCCATTTACAAGCTGTCTTTTGATGTACGCAGTGGCTTTTTCGACATTAAATGTAGGATACCCAAATACGTACTTTTGTATCTTCAAAAATATCTGTTTTTCATTGAGACTCGCTGCTGAGCGTATCTTGCGACAACAATCGTCATAAATGTGGATGTATGTATCTTTTTTTATTTTGTTCTTCTTATCATCTATTTTTTGCAACTCTTTTATTGTGAGTGACATACTTACTAAAATACGTCTTTAATTTTAGAATCATAAAATTTCTCGATATCCTCAAAATTACCTTCTTTTTCTTCAACTATAGCCTGACTACTACTTGTAAATGATTGAGTCCGAGCAGTAATAACTTCACCGTCTAGTACTTCTATATCAACTCCAAAAGCGTAAGGAAATCCAGAGTCTTTCACCATGACCATAAATCTACATTTGTAAAGTACAGAATCCTTTTCGTTCACTGATTTTTCAATTTTATTGGTTTCGATGATATATACACATCTACCAGTTGTTTTACTGAGGTATTTTTCAGCAGCGGTCACTGCTTCGGCTATATCGTCGTTTGTTATACCTGATACACTCTTGTATGTACCGGTAAGTGATTTAGTTGATTTATGGTCGATAATGTTCAGTGGTTTATTATATCCTGATGTCTCGAAAAATCCTTCCTTCTTGGGGTAAAGTGTGTAAAGCATAAAAATACAGATAATGGCAATTATAATCAAGTCGTCTTTCATTTATTATTACTATGTGCGTTTAAAAAAATATAAGAAAATTGTTGTAAGACTATAATAATGGCTGCACTGTTACTTTATAGTCATAAATGTGCACACTGTAAGGATTTGTTAGAATACATTAACACTAACGAAAAATTGAAATCGATTATACAGCTTCAAAACATTCATACAAATGGAATACCTGGAGAGTACCAGAAAAAAATATCACGAATGCCGACGATGCTTACCAAAAATAACAAGATACTAGTTGGTTCAGAAATAAAACAATGGCTTGAATCACTTTTACCAAGTGACATATCAAATTGTCCAGTAGGTCAAGGTTGTAATATAGCATATGGTATAGATGGCGAATCGACTGAAGATTCGTTTTTCAATTTGGATATGTATGGACAATCTCTTCAGCCGGCTATGACAAAAGAACTAGAACTCAAGATTAATAGAAATGTCGGAGAAGCTTTTAACACTTATAAAGATTAAAGACGTTAACCACGTAAATGAAATTTAAAACAGTTCAAGCATCTGCTTTAAAATCGGCTTTTGAAGTTCTTAAAGATATTCTGAACGATATAAACATTTATTTCGATCACGAAGGTATACGCATCACGACACTTGATACAGCAAGAACAGCCCTGGTTGATTTCAAGCTAATGGCTGATAATTTTGAAGAGTATGAATGTAAAGAACCGGTCGTAGCTGGTATAAATGTAACCAATACATTCAAACTCTTGAAAACGATATCGAATAATGATATACTTATATTCGAAATAAACAATAAAGAGAATATGAATATTCGGATAGAAAACTCGAATAAAAAAACCAGTACAAATTTTCAACTCAAGTTGCTTGATATAAACGAAGACTTTATAGAAGTACCTAACGTACCTGTATCAGTCACGACCATTATGTCATCGGTCGATTTTCAGAGAATATGTAGGGACATGAATAATATAGGCCAAGAAATACAAATAAGTCGTGCCGATACTCGCCTTACAATAGGATGCGAAGGTGATTTTGCGAATCAAGAAACGACTATAAACTGCACAGAGAATTTTATTGGACATATACATGGTATATATTCACTAAAGTATCTAAACTTGTTCACAAAAGCAACAAGCATGTGCTCAACCGTCCAAATTGTACAAGAAGAACAGAACAGGTTTCTGACCCTCAAGTACAATGTGGCGAATCTCGGTGAAATGAACTTTTATATGGCTACTAAGGTAACTGAATAATTTCATCGTTATTGAATTTATATGTCATATTCATGACGTTTACCATAACCATACATTGAAATTCAACTATATCTATGATATCGTATGGAGTCACAGGTTGATTGAAAAAATTGCCATATGGTCCGGCAGCTTTTTTGAATTTTTTGGTGATACATTCAATCGTATTATCGTTTTTAACGATGACAACTTTTATAATAGGTAACCTGAATTTGACATCTTTAGGTTCTGCAGGAGGCCATGAATGGTTTTTGTCTCGAGTCATGTACACGTATTTTCGGTTATTGTACCAATATTTTATGATGAATAAAGTATTATCTGGTAACCAATCAGACTGTCGGGTTTCATAATCTTTACGTGGGTAATGTACGTAGTGTGTACTGCCTTCATTTGTCCAGTAATATTGTTCTTTGTTCCATACTCCTTTACGTTTCTCTACAGGTTGTTTCTTTTGTACGTATTTTAGTTTTATGGAACTTATTGTATAATCTGGTATTTTTATACAATGTAAAAAGTCCACGACGGGTGATATTAAATATCTCATTTACTACCTCTTATGTTTATTATTTTTTTATATGTATATAATAAATGAACGCGACTATTAATAAACAATCACAAAATTTAAAAACCAATACTCATCTACAAAATTTAAAAACCAATACTCATCTACAAAATTTAACAAACAGTAACAAAAAGAAAAAATATATATTTATATCGGTTGCTATATTAGTAATATTAATAGTGATAGCGGTTTTATATTATTTTTTTGTATATAAAAAAAAGGACAAAAAAAGTTCAAGTTCAGACTCAGGGACAGGGACAGGGACAGGGACAAGTAAAAGCTCAAGTTCAGGGACAGGTAAAAGCAGCCGACTCTCAGTTAAATTACAAATGTTAAATTCGGTTTCGGGTATACCCTTTTTATATGCTATTTTATCAAAAATTTTAAATTAGACTGGTCGATATATATTCCCATTTCAGTTCATTGCATATATTCTTCCATATAAGGTCCTGTTGATGTAATTTTTCTTTTGATTTAAGTAAAGGAAAACAGTCAAGGTACTGGTCTTCACCTAAAAGTTCACAAAACTTGTAGAGTACATACGAATAACTCAAAAAATTTTTGCGGTTTTCGGGGCACCATTTATTGAACGGTTCTTGTATTTCTCTGAAAAGTTGTCTTAATTTATCCTCAAGTTCCTGTGACATTTTAGGGGGGTTAACACCGTTTAAAATGTTAGTTATATAAGGTACATGCTCATAGTACTTGTTAAGTTTCAATTTTTTTAGTAGATTGCGTACCTTTGTATGGGTAATCTCGTTCAAGTTTCGTATTTTTTGTTTTTTGAATTCGTTTCGTAACTGATCTATAACTTCATCGGGTATAGAAGTTTGTTCTTGGGCTTGGAACTGTAAAATCCATTCATTGAAATGATTGTCTCTTTTGTAAGCATATGTTATGATTTTCTCAGATGTTTCTTGTTCCTCTTTATAACTAAGTTCTTTCGACTGGTAGTATTCGCATAAACCACATGATACACATATCTGTTGACTTTGTATATAGTCAAATACTAAATTCGTAGACTTGCAATTTTTACACCGTGATGTATCTATTGATGTTATACATTGGTTACCTAGCTCACCTTGGTAATTTTCTACTTTTCTGAGGTAATCATGGTACAAGTCTCTTCTCTGTAACCCTTTTGTGGTCTTGGTACATAGTAACGAATCGTATACCGTACTGTCACTCGATTTCGAAGCGTTTGAATACTTTTCGATATAGGGTATACAATTCAGCATGTACTCGTGCATATTATTCTCGTGAATTTTTGCTTTTTCCGGTTCTGATACCATCAAATTCTTAAAATTTTCTATATTTTTTTCGTACCGAGCTAAAAATGTACCGTCCATACTTAATAGTAATAGGAATTTTCTATTCTTTATTGTTGTTCACGTTTAAATCCACTAAAAAGACTTCTCGTTCTGTTTTTTAGAGTATTTAACCCGTGACTCGCACTTCTACGTAGTCTAGCAGCAATACCATTTTTGAATTCATAAGATGATGTTCTTGACGCATTTTTAAATTTTCTTTTTAGATTTTGTATTCTGTTCTAAGCTATTCTCCTTTCACCGTTACTGTAAGAGTTTTTACTCTGTAAAATTGGAGCGAGACTGTTAATATTGACCAATTTATTTACTTTATGTTTAAACAATTTTTGTTTATATTGATTTAACTGTTGGCGTTGATTAGGTGATAAATTTCTCGTATTGATATTTGTTTTAAGTCGGTCATAATTCTGAATTTTGTTTAATTTTTCTTGGAATCTTTTGTGCATTATCGTAATTGCCAAATCTTGTACGTGAGGATATCGAGCTATCCACGAAATCAAATAGTCTGGTAATTCAGATAGTTTTTCTTCTAAATGAGGTTTTAATTTGTTATCTGGTAACATTGTTTATTTATATATATAATACATTAATTTCCAAGTTGAACCATGTGTAGTGTCATCTATAGACCACTCACCTGTATATTCTATATCGACCATGATATGATCGCCTTCTAGAGCTTCGTGAATGGTCTTTATACCATCGGTTTTACACATGATACGATTGTACCTGAAAGGAACCTTGACTTTAAGAACCGAACCCTGTAATGGATTTATATCGACGTTCTTCTTTGTACATTTTTGTATATCTGATTGTGATAACAGATTGAGAAAAATGTAGTACCGACCGTTTATACATGTAAGCGGTTTGTGAATTGTACACTGCAATTTCATATTTAATGTAGCACGAGTTTTGTTAAAGTAGTTTCTACGCAGAACGCCTTATGGACAAATACGCTTATGACAAGTAACCATGTAAATACAAAGAATACGTTCTGTTTCAGTACCCGAGCTAGAAAAAAAGCCAGAAGTAGCGTGAGAACCGTATCAACTACCGCAAAATCGAATATACGATAACTGTGTACACCTTCTTTTACTTTTCCGAATATGTTTTTGTATGGACAACTCATTTATTATTCTTATTTATTATTTTCCCAACTATTACCGGGTGTGTTATTAGGTTTTTTCATAGCATTTCTTCTTTCAAGCATATTTCTTTGAGTATTAGTAAGATGATTATTAACAGGTATTTGATTACCACTTTTAACAACTGGTCTCAAACCAGCTTTTGCTGTTTCCAGATTTTTATTTGTAAAAACTGGTCTTTTATTTATAAAAACTCGTCGGTTTTTTATAAAAACTGGTTTTTTATTTATAAAATCTAGTCCTTTATTTACAACTGGTTCAACTTTTCTTAAACCAATTTTTCTGTTCTGTAAAGATTTAAGGAAACCACTCGGCCGGTTAGAATTGTTATTATCGCCTACCGCGTTTCTTATACTTTTAGAAAGACTATTTAGTTCAGTCTTCGCTTTCCTAGCAGCTTCTGCAGCATTAGCTGCCGCTCTCTTCTTAAGTTCCTCGTTTGCCGCTTTTTTAGCTGCCTCCTCGTTTGCTGCTTTCTGATTTGCCGCTGCTTTCTCATTTGCCGCTGCCTTCTTAGCCGCCTCTTCGTTAGCAGCCCTCTTCCTAGCCACCTCTTCAGCGTTAGCTGCCGCTTTCTGATTTGCCGCTGCTTTCTCGTTTGCTGCTTTTTTAGCCGCCTCAGCGTTAGCAGCAGCCTTGTTATTACGTCCTTGTTGTAAAATACGATCCATTTTCATGATTTGTGGTGGTTCCGATGGGGCATTACGATCAAATACTTTTACATATTCTTGTTTGTATTCTCTGAATATAGTTGGCAAAGCTACCTTTAAAATATTAGTCGCAATTGAAATTTTACGCGTCAAACCTGCTGCAGTATTGTTTGTATTTGAAAGCATATCACCAAGTGATTTTAAAATTTCTTTGCCTTTTTCCGTGAAATGTCTTGGATTCTTATTGCTCATTTATTATATATACACATAAATTTTTTTAGGATGTGTTCTCTTCACCGACAGCTTTTTTTATACTATTTGTCAAATTGTTTAATTGTCTTTTACTTGAGTTGTTGGTGTTGGTGACGTTCTTGGTGTTGGTGGGTCCGGTGACGTTCTTGGTATTGGTGTTGGTGACGTTCTTGGTGTTGGTGGGTCCGGTGACGTTCTTGGTGTTGGTGGGTCCGGTGACGTTCTTGGTGTTGGTGGTGGTTGTACCTTTTAGTCGGTTCTGTATTTGTGTTGTAAGACTTGCTAATTTCTGACGCAATTGAATTTTCTTATATTCTTCATCCGTATTGTTACTGGGACTATAACTTTTATTGTAACTTAAATTATAATATTTATTACTATCATTACGGTACCTTGATATCCTAGGTATACTAAACCGTGGTCTTGAAGTGTATCTATTACTAATTGAGTTGTTTGTCCGTGTTATATAAGACGGTTGGTAACTAGTGACGGTGGGCTGGTAATTAGTGGTGGTGGAGGGCTGGTAATTAGTGGTGTTAGAGGGCTGGTAATTAGTGGTGTTAGAGGGCTGGTAATTGGCGGTGGTGTTGGTGTTAGAGAGCTGGTAATTAGTGGTGGTATCTTCCTTTTTGACTTTACAGTTTCGAATACGAATAGGTTCGGCTATACCCGATTTGTTTAAAAATATCATGATATTTGATTTGATTTCACTCTTCTTGTCATTTTGATAAGACAATCCGAGAAGTTTACTAATTTTACGCAAATCTTCAATTGGTGAACCCGGAGTAAGAAGTGTTTCATAATCACGCACTTTTAGAATCGATCTCGAATCTATATAATAAATGTAATCATTCCTCCTTACAAGTTTCATGGGCGGTAACACATTAGGGTTTTTACATCGTTGGTACGTCTTGCATATATCACTCGCCTTCATCTTTTTGACCATGTATGCAGGTAGTTCATAATTCGATTGTATTTTAGCGCGTGCTGAATTATTGGTCGTACCCAATTGACATGGATCCATTCTATTATTATGTATTATATATAAAAAAATGGATGATACGTATAGTATATGAAATTTGTTGTATCCGATTTCGAATCATCGTATGAAGGTCGTATACACTCTATTTGTCTTATTCCTGTTCACGTGGAAGGTACAAAATGCACGAAAGGTAAAGGGGTTCTGATATATATACGAGAAACTCTGAAAAACGAAAGTACTCAGTTACATCAAAATACACAAAAAAAGGTACTTGGTGATTTGTTCAATGCGGCAACCTATGATATGGAAGTCGTATACGTGAATTTTTTTGATGCTGTGAAGTACGTGATTGATTTTGTGATATCACATGGAAATATTCTAATGTCTCATAATCTCTTAAGCGATTTGGATTTTTTGGTAAAAACTCAAAATTTCATAAAAGGTAAACGAATTGTAAAGAATTACCTAAAAGAATACCCTAAAACTGGTATGTATGACACGAGATGGTCAAATATTCAATTAATATGTTCAATGAGTCTTATAACGAATAGAGCTACAAAATTCATCGAAAAGTACAAGAATCATCCAGGTACTATCACGACATATAACGGGATGTACTCGTTCAAACTTGAAAGTTTTTCTCAGTTTGTAAAAAATAATACAATGTACAAACAGAGTCATACAGCAATTCAAGATACGATTGATTTAGTCGATATCTTGAAGCACGTGTTCATGGTTGACGGTGACAAAACATTAATTGACCAGTACGATTACTTGGTCACACCGACTTTTTCGAGGGCTATTTGCTGACCGTGCATAAACATTTTCAGTTTGGTATCATAATCAAGTTCAAAATTATGAAAATCAAAAATATTAGAGTCGATGGCATACCTTTCACAATCACAAAAAAGAGGTGGATCTTCCATATTACTCATGTATAAATCAACACAAGCTGTCATGAAATTTTTAAGCGTGCTTATATCACTTTTGATTGTTTTTACCATGTGTATATAAACGACTATAATATCACGAGGGTCTTTATGTAAAAATGGACTCAATGGAACTTTTTCAAGTGTTCCTCCATCTATATACGATTTATTGTCATAGGTGTAAGTGGAAAATAAAAGGGGTATAGAAATACTCATACATATAGCGTCTATGACATACATAGTAGGATGAGTATCGACTGAAAAATATTCGGTTTTTTGCGTTGTCACGCAACATGCTGAAACTGTTAATTTTTTAGACAAATCTTTAAATGTAGGATTCGTATCGTGACACAAACGAATAAGAAGTTCCTTTATAGGTGTATGTGATATAAACCCAAATGTATTAAAGAAAGATGACAGGTTCATTTGTGTATACAAAGGTACATCTATCGATAATGTCGTGTTGAGTATATCACGTACAGTGTAAGGATTATCAATAGATAACAATAGTCCTATTATAGAACCGGCTGAACATCCTGAAATCTCATGGACGTTTGAAAGTTTACCTGTATTTTCGAGTACTTGTAACACTCCTAGCATAGAGAAAAACCCCATCGAACCAGGACCTAAAACAAGGTGGTTCATATACTAATAAAAATCAGGAAATTTATAACGAAGAAGCGCGAATACAGTAGCAAACACGATGGTATGAACGGCAACCTTTGTAAATGATGTAGAGTTGGATTCTCCACCTGGTGGTAAAGATACTAACATACCTGGACTTAGTAGAATAAACAAAGTAAGAGGAACAACTAAATCAGCCTGAGTTAATACCAGACCTAAGGCCATAGACACGAGTTTATAGACTACAACAAAAACAAGTGCATGAAAAAGAATAGAAAGACGGTCAGTTTTCATGGAGCGAAAGGCGTTTGCGTCACGTCCTGGTATCTTGGATGGAAGCTGTAATAAAACTCCTGGACTTAGTAAAGCAAACAAAGCAGCTGGGAAAATAAGCTTAGGACTTGCGAAATCGGTCATTTATATATATCTTTTACGAAATATATTATTTGAAAGCCCGCATGAGTTTCGGTAAGAGAATTCACAAAAATCAGTGAAGCTGGCGTATTCGAGCACATAACGCTCAAGATTCGATGTCTCCCTGTAGTGTTGTAACATTGACCACATATTATGAAGGTCATCAAAGTACAAAGAGACCCAATCATCATAGTCATATGGTTCTTTTGGAGCATGATAAGGTGTATCATCTTCCAATTGAATGTATACAGCTTCGTTTTCAATAATTCGTATTTCTTCATCAAATTGGCCTGGCATTTTTACTTACTTACATCATAAACGCTTCTATTCTTTAATTCCCGTGAGTGATATAACACTCGTATCTTTCGATTCGATATTATCCATTATACAGTTCATAACCGATTCGACTTTGACTGTATCGTTATTGAAAAAAATAAGAAGTCCATTCTCGACTGCTTTTTTTGTAAAACTGCTTTTTTTATGTGATGTCTTTAATGTGACTTTACCTTTTTTCAGGTTTATCTTGTCAATATGCTGAGATTCCATAAATTTCTTTATTGACTCTTTTAATTGTTTTTCTCTGTCGTTAAGTACCTTTACATCTTTCCTGACTTCTGCAAGTTGTTTTTTGAGTTCGACCCATTCGGTCATTGTTCTACGAAGTTCTTCTGTGATTTCCATTTGTATCTGTATAAAGATGTCCTAAATTCTTTAACTGCATAAATCACGCTGCATTAAATCCGGTACGATGGTGGAGTTATTCCATACGTAAGGCTGTTTGGGATTAGGTGGGTCAGCTCTAATTTGCAAGTTTCCGTTCCTGATGTTTCCACCTATAGTTTCGGGGAAACCAATTTGATTGCGAGTATCTAAAAAGTTTTGTCCCTTGAGGATATCATCTGGTGCGAAGTCTCCAAAGTTCTCAACTTTAGCAACCTCACGTGGTAATAGAGAAGACGCTAGACCTACACCTGAACCGGTAGAGCAATCTGGTTGTTTGACACCAGCTGAAAAATCAGCGTCAAGTTCAGCATAACCTAACTCCTCTGAATCAATACCCATTCCGTATATAGAATCAATACTGTCTAAATAAGATCCAGTTCCTGAAGAGCTAGGAGCAGCAGATGGAGCCATGTAAGAGCTAGGAGCAGCAGATGGAGCCATGTAAGAGCTAGGAGCAGCAGATGGAGCCATGTAAGAGCTAGGAGCGGGTGGACCCATGTAAGAGCTAGGAGCGGGTGGACCCATGTAAGAGCTAGGAGCGGGTGGACCCATGTAAGAGCTAGGAGCCATGTAAGAGTCTGCTGGAGGAGGAGGTACAAATGAACCTGGTACCGAGGGACTCATTTCAATAGGGCTCATGTTCGAGCTGATACCGCTGCTTGAATATTTACTGATACTACGAGACCATAGATAAAAAACAAAGAGAGCTAGTACAGCCACCAACAGTATCATTTTTTGGTTTATTTTAACTTTCATCTTTCTTTATAATTAAAAGGATTTTTTTTTCAGGATCTGAAACCCTTTACGTAAGATGAGCTGGTATCCGAACGTTCGACACGCAAGCCAGGACCTGAGGGTCTATTATCTTCATCTGAGATTATAGGGTTCAAAATATCATAGGTTGTATATTTACTGATATTACCTGAAAATATATAAAAAACAATGAGAGCTACTATGACCACAAGTAGTATGTTTATTTTAATTTTCATATCTTTACAATTACTGATTGATTTTTTTCTACATGTAGTCATAGTCATCGTCCTGTTTTTCTTCCTCATCGTCTTCGAAAAGGTACACTTGTTTTTTAACAGGTTTTGTATCTCTGACCTGAACAAGTCTCCATTGAACCCCAAAAGTCTTCTTGAGAAACCATATACCAACACATTCTATAAGAATATCACATAGTGTACCGTTTTCGAGTTCGGTTTCATTTTTGACATTTTTATTAACATCATAATAAATCAAAGGAACCTTCGAACTTTTTAAAATGTTCATACAGTTATCCGCTGTAACACTTTTAGAGTAGGCCGTATCAAGTGTCTTCTGCTGTACATCTCTCCCGAACCATGAAACGCTATTCACCTTGGCATCCTGTAATATTTCACTATCAAACTTATGTATTTTAGATACAACGGAACTTGAAACTTCAAGTGTAAGCTCATCAGAATTTATAATTTTACTTGAATTGAGCTGTATAAATAACCGTGTATTGTCATCTTTTGATGCACGTACAAAAAAACGTCCGTCTGCTAATTGTTTTGGTTCGGTATATTTCATTTGGACTGTATTTTTACTTTGTTTATATTCTTTAAACCTATAAACGGTATTAAAGCACTTTTGGTGCGAAGTACGGGTGACATTTTACGATTGCGTACTGGATTCCATCCATATAATGTGTTTTGTATAGGCAGCGGTTTGAATGTAACAGGCAAAGCGGTGGGTCTGTACTGGTACATATTACGGATGTATGAAGGGTCTGTAGATTTACGCCATTTTCTCTTCTGTACATCGAAATAATATTCGCTTCTGGTATTTTTAAAATCTGGAAGAGGAGTATGACTGCCTATCACATGTTCTAATAATATTTTAGTTTTGAATGGTACGGTTGTCCTGTTGAAATATTTTAGAGGATTTATGTTTTTTATGATATTGTTTATAAAAGATACGGAAGGATTTTTCCTGTGAATAGAAGAATATACAGTAGATGATGGTTTTATTTTTGTATATAGTTGTTGAAGTGACATACTCGAATCTATTCCTTTTATTTTGAGTACATGTGTAGCAAATGAAAAAAGACGTTCGCGGTCTTTCTTTACTTTATCTGGTCTTAAACCAAGACTTTGCATAAGTATGATATCATTTATAAGAAACTCCTTACTGGCCACCTGTAAATTCGCGTTATACACGACTTCGTAACCAAATTCATAAGGACGCATAAATGCAATATCAAGTATACCACCTATATTCTGAAGTACACATTTACCAAACACAGGTGAATAATACTTGAGCCTCAAATCGAGAGCAAATAATTCAACGTCTATAAGAACCTGTGGATTGTCTATGGTCTTTCTGATAAGACTGTATCGTCTAGTTACAAATGGAGCATGTGATGGTAACGATATACCTAAAAATTTTGCTAGTTTATTGACTTTTAGTCTTTTCTTTATTTTTTTGTCTAAATCTATAGATATTTTACCAAGGTAGTCCCAGAGATACAACTTACATGCTTGTAACATACTAAAAAAAGTAGACCCGGTTTTGAATGTAGGTACAAACTTTGTGTCTATATCACTGGTAACTATTCGATGTTCTCGGTCGAAATATGTATTGAACGCCTCACCTCCTGTAATAATAAGTTTACCAAATGGTATCATATGTTTCGATATGGATTCGATAGTATCTAATATGATAGGCCTAAGTGTATCTGTTATGTATACATAGACGGATTGTTCAATCAGTTTAAACGAATCAGGGTTTAGACGTTTTCGAAATTCGGTAATGTTATCAGTGAGGTAATATTTGTATAACAAAGGGTCATTCTGACATAGAACCTGTTTTTCAAATTTTGTTATAGTTTCATCACTATAGTATATATAATCCATCGATCACTTTGTAGTATATAATATCTTAGATCTAAAATTCTGAAGGGTTCGTGATGTATTTTTCCAAAAAACACTTGGTTTTTCTTGATAGAGTTTAAACTGGTCAATAAGTTCTTGAGGACCTTCTTGTATATCGTCGGTGTTATTCAACGTATATTGGACTTTTTTAAATTCGGGATCAATAAGACACGCAAGAACGTGACCTATATCATAATTCGTGTCATTGTGACGAACCCATACGTGCCAGCATTTTTCATTGTCGCTTGTATAGTACCCCTGAACTAATTCAGGGGTCATTTTATGTACCCGTTTCAAGTACTCGTAGAGTAAAATAGGAGCAGCTATACCACATCCATCAAGTTTATTGAGTTTCAGACGCAATGCAAGATTATGAACTATAGAATAATCCATAAATTAATATTTATTAGTATTATATTACATATGCATGAATTAGTCTTTATAATAGTATTACTCTTGATTATAATTTTATTGTTCAAGAGAGATCGGTATACTCAACCGACTAAACGATACGTATCACTGGACGATGAGATAGTTTTGAACAGGCCGGATAGGAGTCGTATTTCAGAGGTATTCGCATACTGTTCACCAGAGTCATGGGAGGATTGTACATATGAGAATAGAATGGCTTTGAATGTCGGAGGCGTACCAAATATTCCTCACTAATAGTATACGAATGAGTTGTAAATGTTATGCAAATAAAGGCGAATCATCGATGAGTTTTTCATATAATCCAACATGCGGTAAAGTCAATGAAGGATTTTTGTATGGTTGTTCGTCACAGTCGTGTCGAGACGGTAAAGGATGTTCAAAAACTGAACCACCTGATGATTTTATAGGGGCTATAGCTTCGTCTTCTTCGTACATTCTGAATAATATAATGTCCACAAAAACAGATGTACCTGTTTTATATATCGTCATAGTGTTTATGGTTATAGCAACGACAATATTAACAATGTCAGGGGCTTAAAGACTTATGACAATATGAAACCATAATCAAATGGCTGATATTAATATTACTCTCGAGCAATTCAAAACCGAACTTTCCGATATCAAGAGCGAACTCAAGAGCCTTCTGAAACTCGTTCGAAAGATGCGAACCAAGCAGGAGGACCCTACAGGTGAAAAGGCCAAGGCGCGTGCATCAAACAACGGATTCAATAGGCCTATTGAAGTAAGTGTAGAACTCAAGACTTTTTTGAATTTAGCCGAAGGTGAAGTAGTATCCCGTAGTGAAGTAACTCGAAGAATCAACAAGTACATTACCGAGAACAACCTCAAGCATCCCGATAACGGACGAGTCATCATCTTAGACGACAAGCTTCAAGCTCTTCTTAAACCAACTGATGGAACTCAAGTTACATTCCTCAACGTCCAGAAGTACATTAGCCCTCATTATGTCAAGGCATCTAGCACCGAAGAACCAGTTGCCGAAACCAAGACCATCGAACCAGTTGTACCTTCTACTCCTAAAAAAGCAGCTACGGCAACCGGAGTGAAGCGTCCAGTCGTGAAGAAAGCTTAAAAATAATACGTGCTAACCAGTAAAACACCACCATGGAACTCGAACCACCTCCCGAACTATCTAAAATCAAAATAGATACATTGGTAGGTACGCGAGTGAAAAATATTGAACTCTATAGAAAAGCGTTCACGCATAAATCCGCCCTTAAAAAGTACACCCTAACCGAATCGTTCGAAACTCTCGAGTTCATCGGCGACTCAGTTCTGGGATTTATAATCACCAAAATGTTATTTGATAAGTACGAGAACCTCCAGGAAGGTTTCTTGACCAAAGCACGGACCAAACTTGTGCGTGGTAATACACTCGCCCATATTTCTAAAAAGCTGGGTCTTGATGAATGGGTCCTCATGGATGACAAGGGGATGAAAAACGGTTGGAACACCAACGAG